ATGGACTGGATAATGGGAAATTGGCAGATAGTTATGATTGTTGTGATGGTGGTAGACAAAATTGTCGCCATGTCGCCCAGCAAGATGGACGATCTTGTTTGGACAGCTATGAAAAAGGTTTTGATGGGCATGAAAGTAATGAAGAAAAAATAATGCCGTTTTATCAAGAGATAACTAAGGTAATTGGTCGTGAGGGAGGGTATGTAAACGACCCTGATGACCCCGGCGGAGAGACAAAGTACGGTATTTCCAAAAAAGCATATCCAAAGATTGATATAAAGAATCTTACACTGGATGATGCTGTAGAGATATATAAAGATGAATATTGGTTGCCAGCAAAGGTTGAACGATTACCTGATAAATTACAAGGTCAGTATTTTGATATGGTTGTAAATCAAGGCATATCAAAGTCTGTTAAAATATTGCAACGTGCTTGCAACGGAAAGAATAAAGATAAGATTAAGGTAGATGGTAAGATTGGGCCTAATACAATTAAAGCTGCCACCAAGCTAGAGAACGATAGATTAAGAGCTTATAGAGTAATGGAATATGCTAGATTGTCAATGACTCGACCAAAGTTAGAAAAGTATTATTACGGTTGGTTCAGGAGAGCACTTCATGCCTAAAGGATTTTATACATTAAATGATTTTTCAGGTGGATTGAACTCTGCTATGGATCCAAGGGATCTAGCTGAGAATGAAATATCCGAAGCTGAAAACATTGTAATGGATCAGAGAAAATCTGTTCGTCCTTTAGGTGGAGATACAACACATACAGATATTGACTCAGGTTTAACAGCAGGACATATTACTCCTGGATATGGTGCATTTGTATTTGAATCAGATCATGAAGCTGGTTCTTCTGCATTAGATACTGGTGAGAACTGGTTGGCGGTAATGGACTCTAAGACCGCAACAGTAGATTTGTACGATAAAACTGGTGATTCTTTCAATGCTAGTCAAATTGATTTAGGAACTATTACTACAGATGTGGCGGCTAGCGGAGGTCAAATAGATTTTCCTACAACATCAACAATAACAGATAGTGCAAATGGATTTGTAAGTGCTGGTATTCAAAAGGGTGATATTATAGGTATTACTGGATGCTCAAGTACAACAGCAAATAATTTAAATGCTGTAAGAGTTACAAAGGTAGTAGCAGGAACTATTACGGTAGAGGGTACTCCATTTACAGTACAAGCTAGTGAAAGCGGAACCGTTACAATACATAAGCTTCCTTTAGGCGTATTCTATTTTGCTGACGAGGCTTTGAGGGTTGCAGATGCTTCATTTGGAGCCGCTGTTCAACCTTATTGGTACGGATATATTAACAGAACTGACTTCAATGGTATTAGTCCGTCTTCTGATGTTGCCTATGATGAATGGGTAAGCGTTGCCAATACTCTTGCTCCTCCGACTGATATCGTTGTACACAATACAACCTATCCAAGTGCTGGTACTGGATTTAATATAAAGGTGGCATCTGGTTCTGGTGGCACATATGAGAATGTCGCATATCAGGTTAATGCTACTAAGATATATGTAGGAGGCCAAGAATCTTTATTAGATGAATCAAGTGCAACATTTACTCCTGGTGGAGATAGCAATAAATTAACAATAGATGTTCATGCGGTAGCTCCATTTGATAAAAGAGTTATTGGTGGTCGAGTATACGCTAGAAAAGATGGCACAGACGATCCTTGGTCTTTACTTTTGGATATTAATTTAAGAGATGGTGTAAGGGCTGAGATGGGTGCTGTATACAGTCCTTGGGTTATAAATAGCGGAGACGAGGTTAAGGTTACTGGCATAGTTTCGCTTTCACTTAATTTAGAAACATATGAAATATTAAATGGTTTTAGACCTGATGAAAAGAAAATAACTATATCAGGTAATGGAGAGGGATATAAGACAGCCGTAGTAGCGAATAGAAGATGCTATGTAGCCAATGTTAAAACTTTCAATGAAGATGGCATAGCTATGAGAATGAGAGATAGAATCATGTACACCCCTATCGGGAAATTTGATACCTTTCCAACAAGCTTCTTTATCGATGTGGTCAAGGGTGATGCTGAGGAATTTGTAAAGCTAGAAGAGTTTTCGGATCGTCTGTTAGCTTTCAAGAATAGGAAGTTATATATTATAAATATAGCATCGCCATCTCCAGCAAACTGGTATGTAGAGAATATTAAAGACTTCGCAGGGATAGGGCATCCATATGCATCCGTTAAGACAGAATTTGGAATATGTTGGGTTAATGATTTTGGACTCTATATGTATGACGGTCAGAATATAACAAATCTCCTATTCAATAAGATTAAGGAATCAGATTGGCAATCATTTGTAACGGAAGATACTCTTATAGGATATAATCCTAAAAGATATTATTTGGTTGTATTAAAAGATGCCTTCGCCAACCTTGGCGATGTATATGTTTATGATTTTAGAGTTCAGTCTTTTGTTAGTGGGAAGTCTGCCTTTGACGATGATTACAATAGAAGTAATATGGTTGTAGATTGGAATGGAAATATGACAACTGTATATCAGACAAAGTATTTTGGTGATGTAGAGTGGGTTACAGCAGGGGATTGGTCGGGTCAAAATAATACCTGGAATGCTACCACAGATGGCTATAGTATAAAAGAATGGTCTGATACGATGAGAGCTATAGGTGAAGATGAATTTAAATTCACAACTAGAGATATAGATTTTGGAGACCCTAGTAGGAATAAGAAGGTTTATGGTTTAACTCTAACCTATAAAAGTGATACAGCTCAAACTCAACCAATCTATTATGCTACTGATGGTAGCACCAGCTTCTCAAGTCAGCTAACAGGTAATTTTGCATCAGGATCAGGATGGCAGAAGTTAAGAGCTACGGCTAGTACGCCTATAGAATGTCAGAGTATTAGATTTAAGGTAACTAATCCTTCTGGTGCTACAGGTACTACAGATGGCATACAAATAAATGATTTGTCTGTTGAATACAGACCTATATTTAAAAGAGTTAGCTGATGGAGAATATAGAAAGAAAATTAAGAAATGTTTCGCAGTCACCGATTGCTATTTCTAGTCATCCCCCATCATTAAATGAAATGGCTGATGGAGATAGAATGTATGCTAGAATTCCTGGGAAGAATCTTAGATTATACATCAGACTCGGTGCGAAACTTTACTATTCAGATTTTATTCCCATTGAAGAAAATAATAATACTTGGGACAATTTAGATTAAAGGAGATTAATTATGGCGGAATATTCAAGAGAATTAACAGGACTAAAAGGAGCTGCAGGATTAGCTGGTGCTACTGGTCGGTCTCTTTTAAATATAGCACAACGCTCCGACCTTGAAAAGATTCTTGGAAGAAGCTTGGAACAGGAAGAATTTGCCGAGGGAGCTTATCGAGGAGAAGGGCAGAGAGAGCAAAGGATGGAACAGTATGGCGGCCCAATTGGAGGCGGTGGACTGGGTGCTTTAGTGGGGCTTATTCTCTGTCATGGTGATCCGAGATGTGCTAAATGGGGATATGATGCAGGTGCTTATCTTGGTGAAAAAGTAGGTCAAGAGGGTGCCGTTACAATGGAAGGCTTTAAAAAAAGAGATGTCCCTGAAATGCCAGAATCGTTAGGTGAGGTTCCTGTAAGGTTTCATAAATCCAAAGCCGCAATTCTAAGTAAACAAAGGAGCGACTTCAACAGATATATGCAAACTCACCAAGTTGATCTTTCTACCCAAAGAGGTAGAAATACGATGAATAGATTTTTAGACACCATTCAATTTATGGTTGCTAGCAATCCGCAAAGCAGTGATATGTTAAAGAAGTGGTTAAATCCAGAAGAGGGAGCAGAGCGTGTAGGTTGGTGGGAAGGCGAAGGTAAGGTTACCGATATATTTGGTTTTGCTGATATGTTTGGCAAGTCAAGTAAACCTAAAGCTGTTAAGCCTTCTGCTTATCTTGGTTCTTTTCCAAGTTGATCCTGAAACATATGAACCTTGGATGGGAAAAATCAGTGGATAAATAATGCCTGTTATTCAAAACAATAGTCTTTTAGGTGATGCGACTGGTACAACTAGTACCCAAGGCACTACCACTACATTTCCTGCCGCTGACCCTGCTCAGCCTGATCCTATATATGGTTGGTCTGATTATATAAGACAGCAAAAAGAGTCTTGTAATACACGGGAAGGATGTGAATGGGATGATGCGAATGAAAGATGTAATTGTCTAGGTACTAAGGATTCTCCTGCTACACCTGGCCCTTGTGATACTGCTAGCTGTCCCGAAGGATATACCTGTAAAGAAAATCCTGATAATCCCGCAGGTTACGATTGTATATCTGATGCAGTATATGCAGAGACACTTGAAGGATATTTAGATACAGTTAATCTTGGTGGATTCTGTCAGGGTGCTACGCAAGATATTACAGAGAGAGGACAGGCAGGTTGTGAGACCGCCGGTGGTACATGGGTTGATTATGAAGATTTCTTTGGCCCGAATTATTATAAAAAAATAGCTGAAACATTTGGATTTGGTGAAGATGATTACTCCGAATTCTTTCCAGAGTTTCCATTTGAAGCATTTGAAGATGTTCTTCCTAAACTTCCTGAATACGCAGGACAGCAACAAGCATTAATTAATCGTGCGTTTGGTATAGCTACAGCCGATAGAAAAAGACGACAGGCTACTATTGATCAGGCATATAAAGATGGATTAATTAGTATAGACCAACACGAAGAATTATTAAAATCAGCTTTTGCCTTACAGGCTGTAACTTATCAACAACAGATTGGTACCGAAAAATATAAAGCTAGAATAAATCAAGCCTATGACGAAGGTCATATATCCGAAGAGGAAAGGGATCAACTTCTTTCTGCGTTGGGTAACTACGAAGGTACTTTCAAATCTGATATGGATAGAAAGTTGGCAGTTGCATTAGAGGAAAAGAAACGAGGATTAGGTAATGTTCAAAGGCAATTCACAACTAGCGTATCAGAATTAAGAGGCTCATTACTAGGTGCTCTCCCTGGGATTTCCGAGGCACTTGGCACCGAATTTGCTGGCAGTGGCTATGCAAAGACTATGGAGCAAAGGGTATATGAACAATCTCAAGATGCTTTTTCAAATATAGTTGCCAATATATATATTCCAGATTTTGAGAATATACAGAGTAAATATAATTTAACTACCGGCCAAATTAGAGAAGAGACTCAGGAGGCTATGGACTATGCCTATCTAAAGTTTCTCGGAGATGAACAGTCCGCAGATGCATCTGAACAGGCTATAATAGAAAGGTCTAATAGCATTCGACTTAGGAAGCAGGAGGCAGATGCTGGACTGCTTACAGATGCTGAAAAGGATCAATTAGCTAGAGACGAAGCCTCTTTAAATCTTAGAGATGAAATGGATAAAAGAATCTCTGAGGTTGATAGCATTCTATATGATTGGTTAAATCAGACAATAAAACAGGCTGGAATTGTTGCTGA